CTACCACCACCAACCGCAAGATTCCTAATTGCTTCGCCAGCATTAACTTGACTCTCAAGAATCGGTTCATATCTTTGATATGCAAACTGTACAGAAAGTCGATGGAAACTATCATCACCCCAACTCAGTTGTTGTGCAGCAATATTAATAGGAAATGCATCAATCATTTTGACGCCAAAAATTTGTGTTACTTCATCGTTATATTGTTTGACTGTTATCTCAGTCATGTACTTTGAATTTTCGCCTTTAGGAAAACGCAAATTGTTTGTGTCGGTTGGCATGATTGCTTCCATCCAACGTTCAAATAATTTACGCTCATAGAAATCGTTTGTACAAATAAATGTTAATGTTGTTTCTGCGTACTGAACTTGATAAGGCACTTTAAATACAGGACCATAAATTTTAACATCATCAGTAACAAAATTTTTGCCTGGCAATTCTGCCGATTCACATTGCAATGCCAGATAACGTGTCATCGTAGGATTGGCACTTCTGCTTGCTTCAGTTCCAGAACCGATTGCATTGTTAATAGCATCGGTAACATCTGCCATAATTGAGTTGGGCAAATTCAGAATTTTTTCTATCAAAGAGTTCTTTACGAATTGTGCAATGTAAGGTGGTATAGGTAATATTACCTGAAACCTTGAAGGTCTTGCCAGTCCACCCTTTGCGTTGACATTCGATAGAAATGAGTTTGGTGAAAATGCCATTAAAATTTGTCCTCTGAGTCTGACCAGACTTTGCTAGCCGTTGCTTTTGCAAAAGATTCCACAGGCAATAGAGCAGCGATGTCCCATTCATCGGCATTTATTTCTAAAAATCTAGATTGAACGTGTCCAGATAAGTATCGTTTGATACACGGAGTCGCTTCATAGATTTTAGATGCTCTTTTCAAAAAGTCGTAACTAATTCTAAATCTTGTGGTTTCATCATAATCACGGTTATTCAAAATTGTACTTAACTTGTCGAGAAGAATGATTCGTCGCTTTGGGTGAATGTAATGTAAATTCAACCCTAAAAAGCCGTCTGAGTATCGTTCTATTGGAATAACCAATGGGAACCTATCGTAATATGGCAACGAATCTTTCGTCTTTGGATCATAATAGTAAAAGTACATACGACCAATGATAGACTGATTTTTTAATCGTTCACGATCACGCATTAAATCACCCTTAGTGGGCCTGAGTGTCGGAACTTTGGACTTTAGCCAAGCACGTGCCTCACGTGAACGTGGAGCATATCCTGATTTTGCAAGGGATTCCTTAATTCTATCAATAAGTCGTTTCGCCATCTTATATTTATCTGATACCCAAATGCTTTTCAGTCAAAATCTGAAACTGCCACCCGTGATCTTTGCAAAATTCTTCGGCAGCATACCATTTGGCTTTGTTGATTTCGTAAGTGATGGCTTCTTGGAGATATGTTTTTGTCTTGCGTTTTTGTGTTGGCGGTTGTGTTTGTTTTTCCGGTTTAACCTCTATAACATAAGTCATCACTGTGCCGTCCGCTTTACGCATCTTGGCGATAAAATCTGGAAAGTAACGATGTTTTTTTCTATCGACTGGACTGTAATAGGGTATAGGAAGTTCTTCCGAACCCCACCAAATGACGTTCGGATTCTCATCTAAATAATTCATTACCTTTATCTCCCACGTAGACCTATAGATGATATTGTTTGCATCACCCTTATATTTCTGTGGGTTTTTCGGTCTAAATCTTCCTTTATTTGACATAAATACTATCTAGTCAATCTAAACAGGAACTCACATGGCATTTTTTGGTCTTACGGATATAAAATTCAATCAAATTGAGCCAAGAAAAATTGGCGCACTGGCGGCATTAGAGGGTTCATCATATCAAAAAAGCACACTTAAATATCCACTAGACGTTGGAAGTGCCGACAAAGGCCACTACATGGTGTTCTTTGTAAGAGAACAAAAAAATACACAATACTCCGTAGGTCTTAGGGGTGGACAGACCTTCTCAAAAGAAACTGAAAGACAAATACTTGATGGCTTGAGAGGAAGTTCTACTTTTTCGGGCGGTGGTTTTGGCATTGGTAGAAATACTTTTGCGGATACTATAAATTCGGCATTGACTAATGTGATCTCAAAAGGCACATCATCATTAACTAAAAACTTTGGCTCCGGTGGTGTTGCGGGTAAAATTGCTGGAGCGATTGATGGATTTGTAAAAGGTCCTCAGCCACAAAGACAACTTACCGATAGACAAGGCACAGTCGAAACTTCAGTCAAATCAATCATTGATAAGAACGCTGGCACTGCTGCTGGTGGATTCTTAACAAGAACGCAGTTGACAACGGATGCCATTGCACTGTACATGCCAGACACTTTGAATTTCGATTCGAATGCAAGTTATGATACAATTAGACCAGGCGATGAAATGTTGGGTCAAGCACTTGTTGCAGCACCGAATTTGATTGAAAGAGTCAGAGCGGGTGATTTAAAGGGCGCAGTTGCGGCAGTTGGTAAATCAGGACTTGGTTCACAGTTGATTCGAAAAGTTGCAGAAAATGCCGGTGTTGGAGAAAATCTCTCACGCATAGGAGCGTTCGTTGCCACTGGCGGTGTAACAAACCCAATGCTTGAAATGATATACACTGCACCAGAATTTCGTTCATTTCAATTTGAGTTTATGTTTTTTCCAAGAAGTGAACAAGAAGCGTTTCAAGTACAAAAAATTATCGAACGTTTTCGTTTTCATCAAGCACCAGAACTGATGGGTGGTGTTGCCAATCAAACTGGATTGTTGATACCTCCTTCTGAATTTGACATTAGATTTTTTTATGCCGGCAGACAAAATCCAAACATACCGCCAATCGCCACTTGTGTTTTAGAAAACATTCAGATCAATTATGCGCCACGTGGTTTTGCCGCATATGAATCCGTAGGCGAAAACAGTGCTGCTTTGGGTAGAACTGGTATGCCAGTGGCGATTCAAATGTCGCTCAGATTTAGAGAAATCACATACATTACAAAAGAAGATTTTGATATGGCAACCAGTGCATCTAGTGCTGGACAAAGACCTAATGTGGAAGGTATGAAACAAGGAATATTTGCAAGAAAATAAAATGGCAAACTTTTTTAGACACTTTCCGTTAACTTTTTATGCTTCGGCAAATAATAATAGTAGTTTAGATACTGTTACAAATATAACGGCACGATTTGGCTTTTTATCTTCGATAAAAGAAAATTCTTCGGCGTTTTATCCATATGAAGTCAAAGACTCTGACACGCCAGAAATTATAGCATCTAAGTATTATAACGATTCAGAAAAACATTGGATTGTTTTATTGTTCAATGATATCATTGATCCGCAATATGATTGGCCATTAAATTATCCAAATTTTATTAATTACGTTAATCAGAAGTATGCGGCGAATGGTGCTTCGAATACAACTGTACAATCTGGTTTAACTTGGGCACAAAATGGAAATAATATACACTCGTATTATAAAGTAGTTACTAGAAGTTTTGTGTCGAGTGGACCCGAAGATAAAACAATATCCGAAAAAATACAAATCACGGCGAACACATATGCAAACGTAAGTGTCACTTCCAACACATACACTCTACAGAATGGAAGACAAATAAAAGAAACTGTTTCAAAAGAACGATTAACTTATTATGACTACGAAATGCAAGAGAACGAAGCGAAAAGAGAAATCCGTCTTTTAAAGCCACAATATGTTACTGTGGTCATGGAAGAGTTTAAACAGTTGATGAATCCGTAATGAATTTAATTGATTCCACACAGTTTATTGTTAAAGAAGTATCCATTCAAACTAAGGGTGGGGCTTTAAACATAACCGATTTGATTGAAGAGATTCATCTTTATGACAATCTTTTTTTGCCCGTCAGTTCTGGCGAAGTATTAATAACTGATGCTGCCAAACTTCAAGAAAGAGTGTCGCCGAATGGTGATCCGATTCAGTTTTATATAACTAAAACTCCTAATGATGATTTTGCTTCTTTTGTTAAGATTTTCAGAATCTATCACATATCAACTCGAAAGAATGTAAACAATACGAGTGAATCTTATATTATCCACTTTGTGTCTGATGAACTAATTTATTCGGAGCAAAAGAAATTGTCTTTTGGTTTTGACGGTAAGTATTCTGATTTGGTAAGAAAGATATTGACGGACAGTAGAATTGGATTTGGTTTAGATACAAAGAAGATATCGGAAATCGAACCAACAAACGGCATAAGAAAAATCACTGTGCCTAATTTGCCTCCACTTGATGCTTTGGAGTGGTGTGCCAAAAGAGCTATAAACGACAAAAATGTTCCTGACTATGTTTTTTATTCAAACATTGCGGGATATAATTTTTCTTCTTTATCTAGACTTTTATCAAAAAATCCTATTCTAGATATAACGTTTACGCCAAAAAATTTAGATACGGGTGAAGCAATTCTTGAAATGGGAAGAGCAAGAGGTTTTGAAATTGTTTCACAAGAAGACACGATAACAAAAATTAAAAGTGGTGTTGATGCAGGTGTGTTCATAGGTTTTGATCCTCTTACAAGAAGCATAGGTGAAAAAACAATAAATGGAGATGATACTTTTGCCAGCATGTCACATGCAAATAAAAATGCAACAGGCACAGAAATAATCAACAGAGATAGAACTTCTGTTAAAGATAATTATCAAGGCAATCAAGTTTTGAGTTCGAATCAAGCGAATAGAAAAAACAGCAACTATGTGAAGAAGAATGATCCTTCTTCAATTTCAAAAGAAGAAACTCAAGAATTATTCCTTCAACAAAGAAAAGCT